GGCGGAAACATCTACATATCCAGTCAGCTTAAGGCTGCGGACGGCGGAACAGACAGCGCCATCCTAATCAAAAGCGGAGCAGAAAACGCAGACCTATGCGTAGCCCAAGACCTAAAAACCTTCTACATGCAAACCGTCGACATGAACCACCACTTCAAATGTTACGAAGCAGTAGTGCCAAGAATAAAGAGGCCAACGGCTATCTGCGAAATCACAAGCATAACATAGCCACCACAAGCCTAAACGCCTCATTCTCCCTCTTTCTTTTCCCGTTTTCTCCTTCGAAGACCAACTTTAACTCCTTTGTATTCCAGCGAATGCATGTCTATGAGAAAGCCAATTGCCATAGCGTTTAAGCCACAAACAAAACTAACAAGCACAAGAAGCCCACCTTCAACATTATCCATCCAACCATGCCATACTAACATGCCATAAACTGTAAAAGCCCACATGGCAATGCCTAACCCCCAAAGCAAAGTCGCCAAAAGATGAGGTCTCTTCAACTCAAATTCAAGCGCTGTATCTTCTTTATCTTCCAAACTAACACCTCGACACTATATAACACTCTCAACACTATTTTAAATTAAAGTTTCAGAATGGTTTATCACTAAAAAATGAGCAAATTCAATATGAATGGAAATGTTCCTCACAATCAAACAGAAGATTCTGGTTATACTGCTCGAGAAGGGACCATTACAAAACAGTGAAATAGCAAAAAGCGTCGGCATAACTGAGCAGTGGTGCAGTGAATCAATTAGCGTTTTACATGCAGAAGGCTTAATTGAAAGCCAATTTGTCACACCGAGAAGAATAAACAAGCTTACAGAAAAAGGTACAGTAGTAGCCAGACACCTAAAAGAGATAAGCACAAATCTAACTCAAAAAGCCTACGTTTGACATAAAATCAAATTCAGAATTATGCGTATATAATATAAAGATATTACAGGTTCTGTTAAGAAGCAAGGGCCGCATTTTATAAGTAGTTAAGTATAATGGCTACGCATAAATACACTGTATAGATTATAAATTAATTAAATTTATTAATCAAATCAATACTCATAAATCAGTAGGTCACGTATATGGAAGAATTCGAAATAATAGAATTGAAACGTAGACCTGAAATTGAGAGAGAATATTCTTCAAGGAATCTCGGCTTCAAAATAATTGAAGCTTTTATTGAAAAGAAAATGAAGTGGGCGGCGATAAAAGTGCCAAGGAACAGGCGAGCTGGATTTGTGGCGAGAGGCATAAGCAGAGTGCTGAAAAAAGCACGGTTCAACGCGAAGGTTCAATTGTTGGGCTTTGACAACAAGAAAGGAGAAATCTATCTTGAACGACTGGATCTTTGATTAGCGCTCCAAAAAAATGGCGTTAAAACACAGAACCATCACTGTCTTGCTTTAAGTTGCTGCATAAGGCGATCATAGACTTGGTGAGAGATAAATGCAGGATAAACTGAAAGAAATGTTTAATGAACTTACTCAGTTTGAACTGGAGATAAGAACCTTCATTACAAAAACGCTTAGAACAGTTTATTCTGACAATTGGGTCAAACAAGCAATACCCAAGTCAATAAGAGACGATTGGAGAACTAAAAGAGAGAATGACATAAAACAAGGGCGCATTCCTGAATTTAACCCAATAAATTATGCGGATTTCTCACATTATCGAGATATTATCCTTTATAACTGGAAAACTTTCTCAAAATATTTCGAAGACAAAGAAAAATTCAGAGTAAGACTTGATGATATAAATAATCTTTGCCGCATAGTAACGATGCATACAAGATCTCTGACAGATGACGAAATTGGAATGGGTAAAGTTTCAATTCGCTGGTTGAGATCTAAGATGGAAATTTCGCGTGATGAAAAAAGAAAAGGAAAAAGTGAAGTTGAAGAAATTCAACCAATTTTCAGAGCAAACCCCTTCATGGTGGAGGAGGGCGCTACTTTTTTAAGGGCGGAAAAAAGACCTTCCGAGAAAACTTTAAAGCGGATCGATTTACAACTGATAGACTCCACAGGCACGCCTCTATTTGCAGAAATAAAATGGACAGGAATAGATGAAAACCAGGTAAAATCTTATAAAAAACTGATTAATGCGCAATACAAGAAATATCGGTTAGTGTGGATTATTTCAGATGATATGGTCTCCGCAACTTCACATCTTAAAAAACTTGGGGTTGAGGTAAAAGTATATTCAAAAAAGGACATGATGGAATTAATGGAAATTAGGAACAGCGGGAAAGAAACTCTGGCTGAAATCAGGGAATTAATCACAAAACCCTTTGATTACATTATCCAAAATGAAAAAGTTACCTTTGAAGATGTAATTCGCGCCTGCTACTTTGATGGAAAGATGGATATAGATGGAAAGACAAAGAGAGTAGGTTTGAAGCAATCCGCAATAGGTAGATATCTCGACTTGATACGTTGCATTATTAATTCGCCTTTTTCCAGTTCACTACCTGAACTAACTATGGAATTTATATATGAATTATTAGCGGTGCCATACTGCTATAAATCTGGCCGGTTCTGGGTTATAACAAAAGATGGATTTCGATCAATTGCACAAACTGCTCACATTCACAGTTCATTGTCAAACGTGATTGACCAAGTTTGGAAGTCCACTAATCACTTTCATACGAAGTTCAAGAATAGAATACGTGCCTTATATGGAAATGATAAACGAAAATACGATCTGACTTACCGTGTTATAAATGACATAGCAATTCAAAGAGGTTTAACTCTGAATGTTAAGACAATTGTAACAGACCTTAAAAGTGTCTTTACAATGGTCCCATCACGACCTATAGAAAAAATATTTCATAGTTCTTTGAATCAATGGATACAAAATTCAGTTGACACTTCGGGATATGAAAATGACTTCGCAAAAAGAATCATTGAAATTGCAGCAATTAAAAGAATTCTGATTCCCAATCGAGGCATTACTATAATGTGGGTTCTTGCTCCCAAGTATCAAAATGGAAAAATAACTGTAGACAGAGTACCTTGCCAAAGCTTTATTTTTAATAAAGATCACACTCTATATTTAGAGGTGCCTTAATGATACGAGACATCGATTGCAAGTCTTGTACTCGTGCAAAGGCGCAAGAGAATATTAAGCTTCTACGAATTGGGCAGAGGACTACGTGCCCGAATTTGTATGCATTGCCCGGTGAGGCCAAAGAAATTCATGGAGAATTTATATCGAACCTAAAACATGGAGATTGGGGTTTCATATTAGTGAGAGGCGATAATGGTGCAGGGAAATCCGTTTATATAAAATATCTGGAATATCTGGCAAATCTTGAAGATTATGCAATATGCCATATAGAAATCGATCCAGATCTTATAAAACAATATGGGCCTTCTAACTACTTTTCTTTTCAAATGTTCCATAGTATAAGGCTTCCAGACGGGGAAATTTTGCTCTACAAAATGATTAAGAATGAAATTTTTCGGAATAAACTTAATTCCATTATTAAAAATAACTTTGCGGATTTTGATTTTTATAATCCGGCACTTGCTCAAGCTTTATTGCTTGCTACAGATAGTTCAAAGGAAAAAAACGAGCTCAGACAGATGGCTATATCTTGGCTTAAGGGAGAACCAAAATATGTAATGGATTTAAGAGACATGGAAATTTTTGACAAAACCATGAAGTCCATTTTGAACGTGCCAACTAATAAAATGCTGTATACGATGAAGGATCTTCTTCAACACCTCGGTTATAAGGGATTGTTGGTTTCAGTAGACGAAATAGAAAAAGCTGGAGAACTTCCATATATTAAAGGAAGAGAGACTCTATCCGTAATAAGGGACTTGATAAATATTCTGACCAGTGAAGACTCTCTTCCCATAAGAAGGGGGACGATGAAAGGACTTTTTATAGCCTATGCGATAAGCACTTTCTATTTAGGTTATAGCGGAGTCATAGAGATCGGTGGTGTAGATTTTCAGGCACAAGCCGATCAGTATGGAAAACCTAAAGTTACAATTCAAGAAATGCCAAGACTGAGCACAATGTTGCGCGATTCCGGTGCGATGATTTCTGCTGATTTTAGTTCGATAGACGACATAGAAGCAATAGCTGAGAAAATTATTCCGTGTTATTCATTTGCAAATTCAAGAAATGTTTCAATAACAGGTGATGACTTAGCAAAAGAATCATTTGAAAAAACTAATACCTTTCTTGCAAGGTCTAACGTGATGGCAATGGTAAGAATCCTTGATAAACTCTGATATATGTCTATACAATAAACTGATCAAAAATAAAGTTTCTTTAGCCAAATGTGAATGTTGGTTCTTTTCTCGGCGGTTCCCTTGCCGCATAAACACTCAAGGCTAAACTCCATAGCATGTCGTCGTGGCTGTTTGTTGGGTGGCTGAATTGTAAATGTCCGCTTTTGCTGTATGCGTATTGTTGCTCGTTTATTTGAGTGCACAGTTGCCTATGGTACGGTATCGCCAAGCGATTCTGCTCCATGACAATCTTCAGATTTGATAGCAATTCCTCTTTTGTTTCAACCGTAAACTTTAGTCCTTCAACATTGCTTGAGCCTTGGTTGCGAAGCTCCTCAAGCACAGGCTCGCCTACGCCCGTCTGGTCTACGAGCACCTTTCTGAAGCGGAATTTTTGATTTGCTCTAACCAGATGTCCTATAACTTGGCTGTATGGCGTTTCAAGTGGAAACTGATAAAGATAAACAAGTTTAAGAACATCGCCTTCACGCCTCAAAACCGTGACAACGCTGTAATCTTGCAACTTTCCAAAATCTACTCCTGCATAATAATCCCCGCTTGGAAAAACTGCCTCAAGGCTTCCATAAAGCTCAACGCCAAGCTTTTGGGCTAATTCTACGCATTTTCGGATAAGGTCTTGAGGGAAATAGCTGTTCAAGGCTTCAACGAATTCAGCCTCATACTCCATTAAATAGGCTTCACGGGTCATATTCGCCTTCATTTCCTCGAGAAACTCACGCTTGATTAATGGGCATTCGCTTGACTTGACCCTGTGCACGCTGTAGGCGGGATTAACAAAGGCTCTGTAAAAGAAATGGTCCTTACCCCAAGGTGTGCTTAAGAAAATGGCGTAGCCATCTGTAGTGCTTAACATTGGGAAAATCACTTGTGTTATAACCTCTTCAGGCATAAACGAAGCCTCATCACAAATCACCATTTGAGCAGTATATCCTCGCAGTAAATTCTCGGAACAAGGCAAAGCAATGATTCTACTACCATTTTCAAAATGAACCAGCGTCCTCGTAGCTCTCACAATTTTGTTTCTCAAGCGTGGTGTGGAATAGACGAACATTGCTATGCGGTCAAACATTATCATGCTCTGGCGCAAGCTTGGGCTCGTAATCAACACCGTTACGTTTGGATTTGTGTCTGCAAAGTAGATGGCTTTCATGGCTATAGTCGTAGTTTTACCCGTCTGCCTTCCCATACACGCAACAATACGCTTATTCTTATCCTCAAGAAGCTTGGCTTGATAAGCGAAAGGCTTCACGCCCAAAACTTTCTCAGCATACTCCACAACCCCTTTTATTTCAACCTCTTCTTCCCTTAGCAGCTGCCTAAATGCCTGCTGCGTTTCCTCAAGCTTTCTTAGCGCCCTTCGTTGCCTGTAACTCCGCAACAGCAGCAGCAAGCTCTTCAATCTGCTTCTCAATCTTCTCCCACCTCTGAAAACTGCTCAAAAGAGGCCCGTAATCCTTGGCTGCTTGGAAGATTATGCGAAAACGCTCAAGCGTCAGCTTATCTACTACTTCAAGCCCGCATATTTGATTGAAAGCCGTGCTGAAAAGCTTGACGACTTCTTCCATGCTTAAGGCGTCAGGAGCTGGCTCAATAGTTTGAACTATTGCCGTGTTTTTAGTTTGAACTATAGAGCTGAGCTTGAGCTGTTTTCTAATGGCGTCAACGGTTCTGTCGGGAAGCTTGCCGGTCTCATAGATTTCCTGCGGAGACAAGCCTTGCTCGGCTAACTCGTTCAAAACTTTGATTTCCTCTTCTGTCCATGGCTTGCCTCTTGCCATAAGCCTAAGCCTTCTGCGTCAAGAATATGCCCGTGATGTTGCCAACCAGCCCAGCGATAACCGTGAAAATTTCTGGGTTCCACTTTCCCAAAACAATCAGGTGCACAGCTTCCAGCACTGTTAAACAGCCAACCATGCCGAGGCTGAAGTAAACAGCATAAAGCAACTTCTGGCTTGGAGCAACTTTAACCTCAATCTGCTTGCGTTTATGCGTTGTTCGTATGGTTTTTGTTAAAGCCTCCCGAATGGGATTCTTCACTGCTCATTCCCCAGAATTGTTATTCTTCGCATGAGGCGTCTGGCTCTGCCGTGAATGAAGGCTTGCTGACAAACCTGAACATTCTCAGCATCCATCAATTTAGGAAGCAAAACCCGAATGTTCTCAACAGTGCCGACTGGAATTATTGTGCAGTCAATCTGCCCATAGCCTTGCGCAAAAAGCCATTGGCTTGCCACAAGCACAATGTGTTTAGCAATTTTTCCAAAAGTTCCTATGTAAACGCCGTAGCTTGTAACTGGTAAATCTATTTCTGCTCCTGCTGCTCCAGCCTCTCGCAGTTCCTCAACAGTCTCCAATCTACCACGAGAAGCGTCAAGCCACGTAACCTCAATCAAGTCGCCTAACTGCAAATCGCCAAGCTGCTTAAGCACCTTCTTACTCATCAGCCCATAACCACACATAAAATAAGACAAAAAAAGACAGCTTTAAGCAAATCTGAATGTATAGTTTCATTAAACTGAATTTAAACCAAAAAATTAATCTAAAATTTAATCTAAATAAAGGTGTAGGGAAAAGAATGGTTGTGGTTTATGTTACCCGACATGCTCATAAGAAGTATTTTGAGAGAAGCGATGAGGGAACTATTTTCATTGAAGATGGACTAAAGTATGGAACGTTGATGTTAAAAAAGAAAAATCACATAATATTATTTTGTCCCCCATTTTATTTCGTTCTCACTTTTGAAAGGGGGAAATGGTATCTGATAACTGTAACAAGGGCACAACCTTTTGAACTTTTATATGCGAAGCAGGTGATGCCCAGAGAGTCTCCATTCGCAGGAGAGGAAGTGAAACTAAAATTTATTTGAAGTAAATTCTTCAAGTTTTTGGGTCTAAAATTGAAATTTAATTAAAATTTTGTTTCAGATTTCCTTTTTAGCCTCTTCAAGCGCTTCTTTCTATTGGAATAGCTTATGGCTTCGGTTACAGCAGAGCGGATTCGTAAACGCTTGGGCTTAACAGTAGCAGACATTAGCGATAAAGACGTTTTTGCCTTCAGAGACGAGGCTGCAGCCTTCTTAGGCGAAGAGATTGGAAAGAGGCTTAACGCTGAGGACTGCACAGAAGCAGAAGCCAACGCCATAAGCAATTTGGCAGCCATTTACTGTTATTGTAAAGTTTCTGGCGGTTCTGCAGTCGGCTTAGACTTTACCATAGGCGACTTAAGGGTTTCTCCAGACGATGGAAAACGGCTGGAATTTCTCAAGGAGCAAGTTGAGCGGTTCATAGCCAGACAGAAGCGTTTGGGCATAAGCCTTCTGGAGGGACCATAAATGGGTGCTGTTCCCGAAGCTTATTATCAATTCGTTATGGATTATGCACCTTACGTTTACGTTATCCCCGAGTCTGGACCAGACCCAGCTTGGGGTAGAGCAGCCTTTGCAGCAGCCTTCGCCATAGACTTTCTCTGCGAGGCTTACTCTGCTAAGCAGTTTGAAGACAGAAAAACCGCTATTTATGACAAGATTGTTTCTCTTGCCGATTGGCTCCAAACCCAGCAATGCACAGAATCAGCCAAAAAAGCCTATGGCGGATTCAAAAGCAACGAGAATAGCACATACTATTATGCCATAGACGCTTGCAGAGTTATCCCTTCACTCCTAAAAGCCTATGAGTTGACAAATGATGCTGACTACTTGAACGCTGCAAAGCTTGCAGGAACAACATTCCTAAAAACCATGCAAGACCAGCAAGCCTATGGCGGATTTGCAAGAGCCGTCACAATTGAAGATGCTTGGCTTCTCCAGATGGACGTGGAATGTCTTTACGGGCTTATTGGCTTAAAAATGCTTTCTGAAAAGTATGATGTAGCAAACGCAAGCCTATACCAAACAATAATGTCTAAGGCTGTAGGCTTTCTACGTGAAGGCTTTGAAAACCTCTGGCTCTACTATGAACCCACAGATTCAAAGTGGTGTCGTGTAGGCTTATCAGAAAACGAAATTTACGATGACCCATTAGCCTACGCATTAGTCGGCTTATACGATTACGAAGGCTGGAGCCTCTCATGCCAAAAAGTCTACAACTTCATAAACACCATAAGAGCCTCGGCGCAGTATCCCGCTTATAATCCCGCTATTTGCTGGGCTGGCTACATAGACGTGTTAACACGGTTTCCAGCATGCGACTATTATGATGCTGTTACAAGCGGAATCCTATGGAAAATCCGCAAATATCATGACAAGCCAAGCTTCGCCTATAGCATGAAAATCATTGAGAAACATCAAAACGAGTTCATGTTCTGGGGCGCTAAACACACCGATTACAGTTATGTCGAAAACAAGCAGGCTATGGCTACGGTTTGCTGGCTTGCCCAACTATTTCTAAACTACGAGGAACCACAAACTCGCTTCACACAGATTTTGCGTTCAAAAGGCGAAAACATAACGCTCTATCCCATCATAGAAGCAGCTGAAACAGTTTCCTACGGCGAAGGCATAGACATAGCTGCAATCGTTTCGCCAACCCGTGTTGAAGAAGTGCTCATAGAACCCGGCTACATTATAAACGACTACATCAGTGTTTACACTTTCGCACCCTTGAGACAGCATGATAAGATTAGACGGAAAGGCGTGGACTACGAGGTTCTTGGCGTTCAAGCCCTCGACTTCCAAGGCGAAACAGCCTATTTTAAGGCTAATTGCAGGAGGCTTGTCGGGCAATGAGCGAAATAGAAGACCCCGTTGACACGGTTGTTAGGCTTCTCAGCAAGAACATGTGGGTTGTCAAAGAAGACGGCTCACTTGCAAGCATTCATGTCAGTCGTGAATGGTATGACCGTGAGCTGTTCAAAAACTACGACGGACAAATAACGGTTGGCTTGGCTGAAAGCAGAGACACGAAAATCGAGATGAGCGGAAGAATCCGCAAGCGTCTTGGTAGCTTACGTGTCAATGTTTGGAGTCAAGACATGCTCACACGCCAAAAAATGGTTGAAGAAGTAAACCGCATTGTAAGGCAGAACCGCAACAAGCCAAATGAAACGCTTTACTATTTTGCTGGTGTCGGACAAACCACAGGAACACATAAGGCTTACAATGCAGGCGCAGCGTCTGAACTTGCTCCAAACCACGCAGACTGGACTGAGCTTGCAAATGTGGATTACGAGAAAATCTGGTATAGCGATGACAACCGCTATTCAAAAAGCCACAATGTCAACGACGAATACGCACTTATGCTTTTCCGCTTCAAAATTAACTCTCGAGAAAAGACCGTTAAAAAAATTGTTTTGGCGTTTGAGGGTTATGGCACTGCTCCCGGTGGCAATGGCGTAACAATTAAGGTTTGGAATCATGTAGCCTCAGCATGGCAAAATGCTCAGTCTGGAACTGGTGGAGCAGACGAAACAATCACTATAACGCTTACTATGAGCATCACTGACTTTATTGATGATAACGGTTATGTTTGGCTTCTTGCAAGAACCACAAATCCAAGCGATGGCTCTACGCCAGCCGTGTTATATTGCGACTTTTGTAGCTGCACCGTCACCGTGAACGGAATCACCTACTTGGATATAGTTTCTTATCGTGATGCTGACCGTGTTGATGTTAAACCCTTCATCTTCAGAACCGAGTTTACCCTAAAATCATGGTCTTTCGAAGACATTGGAGGAGTGTTCTAAAATGGTTGAAACGTATGGAGCGCATGAAACCCGCGTATATTACGTTGAAGAAGCCACGTATGGACAGACACCAGTAAACCCTTCAATGCTTGGCGTTCCAGCAGAAAACATCGACCCCGCCATAGACCCCTCAAACATAAAAGTGCGGGGAGTAGGCAACATAGACTTGCAAGCCATCAAAAAAGGACTGCGAACCGTCAGCCTAAAAATCGCTTATCCGCTGCCAAGCGAGGCACCAATCAATTTTCTCCAAAACGCCAAAGCAGAGCTAAACAAGTCGTTAAGCGTTCAAGTGCTCTATTACAAGGGAATATTTGCCTCAGCAACAGACATCATATCGCTCCTTTACACGGGATGCAAATTCCATAAGCTAACAGTTGAATGCAGCATAGAAGACATTGCCAAAGCCACTGCAGAGCTGATCGGACAAGACTTGACGGTTGGAACATCCAAAATCGCAGGAGCAACATACGCAGACTATGCTGGAGCAGTGCCATTTTACGAAAGCTACGTCAAAAAAGGCACAAGCCTTCTTGACCGTGTATCAGACTGGAAATTCACAATAGAAAACAACCTAAAGGCTGTGCCAGTGATACGCACAACAAGCGGACACCTTCTAAAGTATCTGCCTTACAGACACCGCAACCTAACAGGCGAAATAACATTCGAATTTGAAAGTAAAGAAGAGTTTGATGACGTAATCAACGATGCAGCTTTTGACTTAGAGTTTGGCTTGGGCGTCTCAAACAAAGCTGTGTTCTCCGACTGCAAATGGGAAAACGTGTCTTCACCAGCACGCATTGAAGATTTAGTTTCATGTAAGGCTGGTTTCGTCGCTAAAGGTCCAGTAAACATAAGCTGAGGCGATAAAAGTGGCGGAAGTCAGTGTTTTGGAAAATTTCGGTCGAGAAGCTGAACTGCGCAAAAAGTGGCTTCAGATGTGGGAAAGACTTGGCGTCCGCATTCTGAAGCTGCCGAAGTGGATGCAGGAAATCGTGCTGGAAGATGTGAACACTGCAATCAGAAACCGTTTAGCCATCATGGAGATGATTCATAATGCGAAAAGAAACCGTTGAAATAGACGAGCGCTTTGGCAAGGAATACTCTGGAAAATACGTTTTTCAAGAGATAACATGGGCTAAACGCAGCAGAATAATCCAAAAATACACACGTTACAGCCAGCAAACAGGTCAAGTCGTAACAAGTGACTACGTGGCAATTCAAGCAGAAACCATAATGGCTTCGCTCAAAGAACAGCCAGCAAACAAGCCCATAACTCTCGAGAAATTGCTAAGCGAAGAGGACGGCGTTCCAATTGAGCTTGGCGAATTGTTTAGCCAAATAGTGAATAGGCTCAATGCTGTAAGCCTTGAGGAGACAACTTTTTTATCAGAGCCATCCGAAGGCAAAAGCCAAGCCAAACGCTCACAGACTTCAGATTGTGCAAAGAGTTCGGGTGGACACCAACACAGCTCGCAAGACAGCCAGCAAAAACAGTCCAGCAATTCATCGCTATCATCAACGAGTTAGACAAGCAAACAGAGGAGGAAAAGCAAAAGGCGGAGCGTGAGGCGAAATGGCGGTCGAGATAAGCTGCGACGTAGAAGGCATTGAAGAGTTCAAACAAGCCATGCAACAATTTGACAGTGGAATGCAAAGGCATGTGCACAGGCAGTTGGCAAGCTGGGTTGCAGACGTCAAAGCCTTAGCCAAACAACTCGCACCAGTCAAAACAGGGCACTTGAGGAGTTCAATTTATGCGAAGATAAGCGAGTGGGTCGCCGAAATAGGCGCAGAAGCAACATACGCCATGTTCATTGAGCTTGGCACACGCTACATGCAAGCGCAGCCTTACCTTTATCCAGCTATTCAAGAGCATTTGCCAGAGCTTGAACGGATAATTCTTGATGCTTTAGACGCGGCAAAAACGGAGGTTGGCTTATGAGTTTTCGCGAGATAGCCATAACCGTAAGGGCTGTTAATCGTGCAAGCCGTGAGTTTAGTCGTATTCAAACTGACGCTGAAGCGTTAAGCGTTCGCATAAAAAGCCTCGGCGCAGCCATTGCTGGTTTGGGTGCCACAGGCACAGCAATTGGACACATTGCCCATCAGTTTGGCTTGTTGAATGACCAACAGGCTCGGGTCTTCAATTCTGCCATGATGGTTGTAACCGTGTTGGGCATGTTTATGCGCACATCCTGGGGCGTAGCCGTATCCCAGAAAGTGTATGCTGCAGCCTGCTGGATTGCCACTGCTGCCCAAAACGCCTTAAACATTTCTTACGCTACATGGCTCGCCCTAACAGGTGTTGGAATAGCAGTTATTATCGGAGCTGCTGCAGCCATGTGGTATTTTGCAAGTCAGATGAATGCTGCAACTGCTTCAGTTCAAAGCTTCAATGAGGCTGTGGCTGAAATGCCTGAAAGAGGCAGAAGCATTCGCAGAGCTGGAGAAGAGGAGCTGTATAGACATGGAGTTGAATAGCCTTGAGCGTTGAAATTCCAGAAGTCACTATAGCACTCGGTCCTTACGGAATTCTCCAAGGAGACGTAATTGATTTGAAGGTGCATTTAGGTTGCACAAACGAAGTCAGCAGCTTCGAGCTTTTACTGCAAAACTGGAATAAGAAGTATAGTCCAGGCGGGTCTTACCCGATTAGTGTTGGCATGGACGGGCATATAGACATTGGAAGAGGCACAAACGTTCCGCAAATAATCACCTGCCGTGTTGAAGCCGTCAAGTATGAAACCGCACCTATAGAAAATTACTTGCGTGTCAGTGGCAGATGTTGGGGAGAACGTCTATTCCGCCGTGTGGTAACCAAAACCTACGAGAACAAGAAGGGCGAGGAAATAGTCAAGGATTTAATCGATTACTATGTTGGTTTAAGCCATGTTAGAGATTCAACAGAGCTTGTCGAAAACACGGACACCACCTACACACGGTTAGAGTATCAAGACACGCCAGTCTTCGACATACTCACGTATATTGCGGGCTCATCAGACAAAAACGGCGTCATAGGCTATGATTTCCGTGTTGCTCCAGACGGAAAATTCGAGTTTTTCCCACGCCTAAGCAAAACTTCGCCTGTAAGCCTTTCAGAAAAAATTGAGGTAAGCGAATACAGGAAAAGCATTCACAGCATCCGCAACAAAATAACAGTTTACGGCACTGCAGACAGACCTTTCCCAATGGATGTGGATGGAAGACCTTGGAGTGACACGCTAACAGAGGATTTAACCAAAAACCCAGAGACCGGAGATCTTGAACATGCTGTTTATGGAAAATGGAGCCCCATGACAGGCGACACAACATTGGACCTTGACACAGTTTATAAGTATGCTGGAAACAAAAGCGTCAAAGTCATCGAAGAAAGTTACATGTATTACACAAGAATTGACTTCATATTCTATCAAGGACAAACAGTAAACCTTAACGAGTTTCCAAAAATCAGCCTCGCCCTCATGATTGATGACAAACACTCTAAATTATGCTGGATAAACGCAATTGACTACTGGAATAACAGCGCATCCAAAAGCTTCAGTCTCTCTAAAATTAACTCATGGGAAAAAGTCATAATC